AGCTAATAAGGAGTATCAAGTTTCGCATAATCCTCTGTGGAAATTGATTCAAGACATGCCTATTTACAAGCGTAAAATTCCAACGAAGAAAAGAAGTTTAACTAAGAAGGTTGATTATGAATTAAATGAGATTAGTAAAAAAGATGACGGTGGATATGATTTCGGTGATTATAAGTTTGAAAACGAGATTGAGTCAGACGAAGAGAGTAAAGTTGACCGTGTTAGAAGTTTAGATTACGTTGAAGAAACAAAGAGAAGAATCAAGAATGCGTTGAAGAATGGTCAGACATATATATCGATTTTCTTGAATCAGGTTGATATTAACGCGAGTTATACGACCGATGAATTGCTGGAATTATTGGAACGTTCTGGATTCCAACAACCGAGAAGTTATATGATTTCTCTCACTCGGATTAGTAATTATGGATTTCGACGTATTTTCGATGAAGCGGAAGATTCAAAGTGGAAGATATTTGATGACTTGAAATCATCGTGGTTGTAAATAAATGATTAACCCTGAATTCGAATTTAAATTTTATAAAATTTAAATTTACAATACATAAATGAATAGAAAGATAATATTAGAAGAACTCGAAAATACTAGATTTCCAAATTGTAAGTCAAGGACAAATATATCTTCTAAAGGTGTTGAAGCGTTTGTTCTTGGTGATGTGAACTATAGAGGGCAAAAAGCTCTGAATAATCGAGTTCGAGGACCCTCTAGAAATAACAAGAAGTTTAAGGTGTTATATGACAAATTATCAGAGTTCATGGCGAAAAGCAAGCCTAATTTTGAGTATACAACAATACAGGTAAATAAAGATGTATTTTGTAATCCACATGTTGATAAGAATAATGTCGGACCATCTTATATAATCGCATTGGGTGACTTTACTGGAGGAGAGTTAATAATAGAAGGAGAAGAATTCAATATAAAAAACAAATGGAAAAAGTTTGATGGTAGAAGAGCTCATTGGATAAATCCTTTTAAGGGAAGACGATATTCTCTTGTATTTTTCACGCATACATTTAAGCCTCCTCATCCATCTGTTAGATCCATTCGAGTAACAAAGAATAAGATATATAATAAGAAAGGAGAAATAATAAAATCATGGTAAGCAATGTAATTTTAAACTAAACATGAGTTTAAAATTATTATATCTAATTATTTTATATAGCCATTGGTGCTCTGATTGCAGGATGTGGATAATACCCTATCAACACAAAATCACTTTCTTGCATCTCACTCCAGTCCTTTGATTTAAGACTCTCGTTTAATACCAGTTTAGGAAATGGTCGTGGTTTTCTACTGAATAATGAATTGACCTGTTCTAAATGATTACTATATATATGAGCATCACCACAACTATAGATTATTTCTTTTGGTTTCATATTGCACTTGAAAGCTAAAATATGAGTTAGAACAGTATAGCTTACTATATTGAAGACATTAGCTAAAAAAACATCATTGCTTCTCATATAGAATTGGCAACTCAGATGTTTTTCATCACCTACTTGCTCAACATAAAACTGTAAAAGTATATGACAAGGAACCAAAGCTGTTTTGTTGAAATCACTTGGATTCCAAGCTGAAATCACGATTCTTCTTGAGAAAGGGTCCGTTTTCAATAGATGTTCAACATATGCTAATTGGTCAAAACCACCGATTGATTCTGTATCAACTTTACTTGTATCTGCATATTCCTGTCTGTATTGCGCACCCTGATGTCTCCATTGAAAACCATATCCAGGACCAAGAACGCCTTCATCATAATCGGTTAAACCTTGTTTATCTAAAAATTCTCTTGATGTATTTCCATCCCAGATATGGATATTTTTCTTATGAAGAATCTTTGAATCTGTATCTCCTCTGCAAAACCATAATAGTTCTTCCAATATGATTCGAAATGGTACTTGTTTTAATGTCATTAGAGGGATACATTCAGATATATTAAAGCGTAATTGAGTTCCAAATATTGAAATGGTACCAGTCTGTGTTCTATCATCTCTTCTATTACCAGAAGAAATGATATTCTTTAATAAATTCACATATTGATACTCGTCACTTCTTGTTTCACCTTCTTCATATTTCAAAAATCGATATGAATACAAACCATTTTTAGAGATATGCTTTTCCGATATTGTTTTCAGTTTAAATTTACTTGGAAAATGAGTTAGAAATGTATCGGGTTCTTTTTCAACTGAAAATTTAATATCTTTTTCATCGATTGTCTTTATGTCGGTCAAGTATATGTTCCTAGCTCTATAGATAAATAGGTCATAAATTTGACTTCCACCGATTACAAATACAACTGGTTTATAATGAAAATACATTTCCCAAAATGTTTCTAAATTCATAAAATATATCCTGCTTTCAGTATCGTTATTCTCTAACATCGAAAGATAATTTTGTACATTATAAAGTTCGGTCTTGTTTGTCAATACGATATTAATTCGTTTTTCAAGTGGTTTTTTAATCGATAAGTAGGTATTATATCCCATAACAACAACATTTGTATATTCAGGGTAATTTCCTATTGTTGTTTGCTTGAAAAAATTCATATCATCTTTAAACCTGAATAGGAGTTCATTATTTCTTCCTATAGCTAATTTATTCTTATTGAAAACTACACTGGTAATAATATTGATCATTTGTAGTTTATTTTTTTAGTTTAAATAATAAATGAAAACTGTCTATAAAATAATATTACTGTTCATACTTTTAGCTTTTTTAGTTACCATCATAATGCTATTCAGACGAAAAACCGTCGAAAATAAGTCTAAAGATACTTATGAAAATCCATTCAGACGAAAAAATTTATCTTGTAATGTATATCTTCCTAGCAAGAGTCCCGGATTAGTTTTAGATTCAATTATAGTATGTAATAAAACTAAGAATTTACCAGCTAAACCATCCTTCATTTTTGAAGATTTTGATATAGGAGACTCATATCCTAATGAATTTATGTTTGTCAATATGGATACTACCAACTTTGAAAAGTTATACTCTGAAGATTCCCCTCAGTATATATTATGTAAAACAAAACAAGCATACAACATCCTTAATGAAAACTTTACTAAAAAGGACATAAAATATGTTGGATTTACAAGTATCAGTAGAATGAAGGATGGTTTTGAGATGAATTACAATAAGTTTATCCATATATGCGGAAAATCACCCTTTAAGGGTACCATTCAACTTATTAAAGCTTGGGTTAAAAATCCTCAATTTCCAATATTGAAAATAGTCTGTAATAACTTCTTTGGAATTGTAAAAGAATATAAATCTCTAATCAAAAAAGGAGAATGCAAGAATATCGAACTCATCGATACATTTATAGATGAAGATGAAGTACAAAAATTATATAATACATATGGTATACATATATGTCCTTCCAAACACGAAGGTTGGGGTCATTATATAGCCGAAGCTAAATCTTGTAAAGCGTTAGTTTTATATACTGATGCACCATCTATGAATGAAACATTTACTGATGGCTATGATGGTGTTTCTATTCCATGTGATAACAACACCGAAGACTACTCCGTCAACGGCCTATGTCCTATTTATAATGTTACTGTTGAAAACATCGAAATTGCAATGAACAAATTATTGCTAATTCCAATTGAAAAACGAATTGAAATTGGAAATAATGCAAGAAATAGTTTTTTACAAAACGATATTGATTTTCAAACTAGATTATGTGATTATATTAAGGGTGATAAGAAAATACCAAAGATAATTCATAGAATATGGATTGATAAAAATAACCAATTAGAAAATGCCGTTTTGCCTGACCGATATAATAAGTATATCACCATATGGAAACAATACAATTCTGATTTCTCCCATAAATTATGGTCTGGAAAACAAATAATCGAACTCATTAAGGAATATTTTCCACAATATCTTGGTTTCTATTTAGGTTTAACTCCTTTCATTAAAAAATGTGATTTTGCTAGATTCGTTATCGTTTATGTTTATGGTGGTTTCTATTGTGATATTGATTTCTATTGCAAGAGGAATATCTCATATCTTACAGAAGGAGGAGAAAACTACTTCATAAGAGAACCAAAAGAACACTATATTCAAGAACAAGAACTGTTATGCAATGGCTTCTTCGGTGCTTCTAAAAATAACAATTTTGTTTTAGGTTGGATTGACAATATGAATGAAAATAGTAATGTTAAAGATGTATTGAGACATACTGGGCCAATCGGATTTGATAAATATAGTAAAACCACCAAGAATAAAATGCTTATTGGTAATACTTGTGATATTCTATCTGTTATCAGTTCTTTCAAGTTCTCTTCAGATTGCGATAGCTATAATTACGATATAGCTACCTTATGGTTTGATGGTACCGATTGGGATGATAATGGCCCTAAACGTGATACCAACAAGGTTAAAGAACTACTTAATCCAATTGACAGTTCAAACATAATATGGGATATTAATGATAAAACAGAAATTTCAACAACTGATTCAACTGCAATTTTAGATGTTTTTAATCAAGCAAAGAAATTAGAAACTGGAGGAATCATTATTTTTAGAGCATATTCAGGCTTTACTTCAATTGCTCTTGCTATAGCCTTGCGTAATATCAACAAGGAGAATATAATAGTATATGCATTTGAACCAGAAAAATCAAACTGTGACCTCATAGAAAAAGCTTCATTATTAAATTTTGTACAGAATATTAAAATCATTAGAAATGACTTTTTGAATACTGATGACCACGAAGAAACAAAAAACAACAATTATTCAAGCTGGAATGCATTTGCTAAAAATAAGAAATCGAGGAGAATATATTATACACCTGATTCTCTTTTCCTAAAAAATCAGATTGGAAAAGTATCGATTATTTATATAAATGAAAAAGCTAGTTCATTTTTAACTGGATGTAAACATATTATTTCTGAATTAAAACCAATTATAATTCAATAGAAAGTTTGTAATATCTTTTAGATATTATAAACTTATTTCAACCGGAATCGAGTATATCTATTTACCATTCTCTCATACGAGAATGAATTATAGCCAAGACACGGTCGTGTGCTTCCTGTGTCTTCTTCTCAATATTAGCTATATATTCAGCCTGTGTCATTTTAGGTTTATCCACCGCCTTGGTCTCAACCTCTCCTTTTGATTCAACCTCCACTTTACTCACCTCACTGGTCTTAACTTTAGTCACAATCGTATGTTGCTCTGCTTGTTTTCTCTCTTCAGGTGATAGAGATTTCCAAACCTTTCCATTCATAGTAATTTTCCTTCCTGTTCTAGGATTGATTATAGTTTCCATATGGCTGATTTTCAATCCGATTTATCGTAAAAATCAATTTGACACGACTCCCGTAGACTCTTACTTCCGCGATTTGAGATAAAGATACATATATTCAACCCACCTACAGTTCGAATAGACACTTGTGTTTCTAGGAAAACGGTCACACATACTATTTTGCTTTTTTATCATTTATAAAAAAACATATTTTTATAAATTGAATTATCATTCAATATTATATAAATAGTAATAAATGTTTAAATTCTTAGCAACAAAGAAAACTAGTGTCATTCCTTATGAATACAAAGAGAGAAAAATAGAATGGAACATCAGGTCTATTAACTCTGTTCTTCCTGAAGAACAAATAAAAAATCCACATCCCATCGTTAAATTATAAACTCAATAACAAGTTAAATTTATTTAAATTTAAATTGTAATCATTCCTTTTATTCTTGTTTGCTTTCTCCCGTTAATCCTTCCTCATGCTTCATATTCAACTTAGAAATCAAATGAGATATATCACAACTTTCCTGACTTCCTTTTACATTCACCGTATGAATAGGGTCGAAACCAGTATCGTCATAAGCCATTTGATAAACACGACCTGTCACATCCCTTACAGTTCCATCATATTGAATCCTCATATCTTCTGTCAACTTGATAATTCGCCTCTGGATATAACCACTAGTTGCTGTTCCCATTGCAGTATCGGAAACACCCTCTCGTCCAGTTGTACTATGAAAGTAAAACTCCCGAGGATTCATACCTTTGATAAAAGATGAACTCACAAATCCACGAGACTCATACTCCATTTCAGGTGAAACATTCTCAAACGGATAATGAGGTAGAGAACGCTTTCCGTGATTTAATAACAAAGGAATACGTTGACCTTTCAAGTTTTGCTGACCAATCAAACCCGTAATCTGAGCTATGTTGAAAAAATCACCCTTACTACCTGACTTCACAGTTGATATATAGTTATTACTCGGAATCAAACCATCTTTTGCCAACTTCAAACCAACATCACGAGCCTTATTTAAAGATGCATTAATTCTCATCTCTCGAATTCCAACGTGAGTTGTATTCGTCTTCATTGTTTCAGCCTCAAGGAAACACTTATTAATTACATCTTGAATCTTCTCTTTATTACTCGTCTCACCTGCTTCTGCCTTCTGAACTAAACAATCACCAAGACCAACTGTAAATGTACTATTCAATAACCAATTATTTGTTGTAAATATTACAGAATCAATAAATGTAGTAGCCTTGTCAGGTCCATATTCCTTATTCATCGTCTGAATCAAAGAATTATGACTTGAACTAACAACTGTTTTATCTAACGTACCCTCATACAAGACACCCTTCCAAATCTTAACTATAGGCTCTTCCGGGTCAATATTATTCTTCTTTTCGTAGATAAAATCATTAGGAAGAAATAATGAAATCAATCCTTTTCCGGTATATGCATTCACTCTCTTTCCCTTCTGCTTCAATACCATATTTATCTCTTGTATTCTCGTCAAAATATCTTCAGAAGACATATCCAAAGACATTGCAATATTGAAAAACTTATCCTTTGTTATCTTGATAAATCCTTTTGTCATCATATAAGAACCAAGACAAGAATCCTGAACAATCGCCATATTCGACTTACTCGATTGAGGTGATATCAAATTATACTTTGCCGCTGCAATCAATCGTAATTCAGCCTGTGATTCTGGTGTTTGTGCAACATGAATATTCATCTCGTCGCCGTCGAAATCTGCATTGAAAGGCTTATTGATTGCAAGGTTGAATCGTAATGTTTTATGAGGTCGAACCACAACTTCCATCGCCAACATTGAGGCTCGATGCAAAGTTGGCTGACGATTCAACAAGACAACATCACCGTCTGATAATCTTCTTTCGATAATCCAACCAATATCAATAGGATACTCACGATTCGAATGAATCACATTTTCTATATATTCACCGTTTCTCATTAGTTGGTCTCCAGATAATATTTGCTCTTTGCCACTTACCACCACAATTCTCTTATCTCCTCTTACAATAATATCATTCGGGGTCAAACGAGTCCCTTTTCTAAACCTCTTCAGATTGATACAAGTCTTCCCATCAGGCTTAATCAAAGAGTTGACTTCTCCAGAATTAACTAGATTTTGAAGTTTAGTTTTATTGAAAGTAGTAACTCTCTCAGGAACTGTCAGAATATTCGCCATCAACTCAGGAACCGCCAACTGTCCCATCTTTAAAGTTGGGTCTGGACCAATTACAGTTCGTCCTGTTTGATTACATCTTTTTCCAAGTAAGTTATTACGTAACTGACCATCCTTTCCTGTTAAACGCTCTTTGATACCCTTGATAGGACGACCGTTTGTTGTATGCTTCGCTTTACCAGCGCTGTTGTTAAAGGTTGTTAAAATACGGAAACGAATGGTTGAAATCAGCTTCTGTTTTTTAGTTTCAATAATATCCTTTTGAGCTTCCTTGCTTTCTTCAATCAATTCGATAAGATGATTGTTCGCCTTGATAATTTCGGTATACTGTATGGTAATATCATCATCACACGTATTACCTTCAGCCTTGACAAAGGGCCTGTCACAAGGAGGGATAATAGGTAAATATATAATGATGAAATTCTTAGGATGAGTCAACTTTGGGTCGAAACCAAGAAGCTTCACATCTTCGTTCGAAATGTTGTCAAATACTCGTTTGACCTCATCCGTTGAAACCATAACCGACGTCTTATTTTTGCTCTTGTAGTTATAGGTCATATAGATAGCGCTCTCAGCTACAGACATCTTAAACTTGGGTTGATAGTTCTTACAATCATCGTGACAGCAAATATCAACCTTGGTAATCTTCTCTTGTATTTTAACAAATCTGTTTTCACCTTTTGCTCGGTTCAACTTCAATAGAAAAATTTGTTCTTTTGTTAGAATCAGACGATAACACTTGAAGCAAAAGCAGTTGAGAAAACTAATCACTCTCTTATAATATAGAGGATGAATGATTGGTTCCGCCAACTCTACATGCCCAAAATGCCCGGTGCATACAAGTGCACTCTCATTACAAGTCTCGCAGTTTTGGTGAGAATCAGTGTTTCCCATCCGAGGGTCATACACCGAACCATAACCTGACTTCTTTGGGTTGTCGATTTTACAGACAGACATATTCAATATTTCTTCGGGAGAGTATATTCCGAAGTTAATAGATGCAATTTCTTTGATATCAGTGGCCATTTTACTAATTCTATGTGCTTTTACGTTTAATTTTCAATTTAAAATTTTTGTTTAATGGGTAGTGATAATTCTATTCTATCTCCAAAGTAAAGTGTGCTTCAGTTCAAAGTAATATTGTAAAAGATAAACTCTTTTACAATTCAAAAAGAAGATAATTCTATATATTATTTATCTCCTAAAGTAAAAGTAAAGATTATAAAAGATAAACTCTTTTACAATTCAAAGTAAAGTATATTATTTTCTTGCTACTTGTCTTCTTTTGGGTGATTTAGACTTCAATACTCTAGTCCGTCGTTTGGGTGATTTAGGCTTCAATACTCTAGTCCGTCTTTTGGGTGATTTAGGCTTCAATACTCTAGTCCGTCGTTTGGGTGACTCCCCGTTCTTTGTTTCCTCTCTATCTCTCATTTGCATTGCTTTCAATATACCCAAATCTTTATTGATTTCATCTCTATAATCTCCGACTGACATTTGTATTGATGTCCTTAAATATTTCATATCGAAGTCCACTATAGAACTCTTCAGATATAACTTTTTATATTCATAAAAACGAAGTTCTAATGCTAAAAGCTCCATTTCATTTTTTTGTTGTACACTAACATTTCTGTTTGTATTTTCAGGGAAAATAACTA